GAAGACGGGATCGGGATTTTATCCATAGAAGAACTGTACGCCGTATCATCCAGTAAAACTACCCCACCTTCCGGATGGTATGGGGATATACCAGAGATGACACCAACGAACAAATACCTATGGAACAAGGAGAGGATTAACTTTTCGGACGGCACAAAAAAAGAGAGCGTACAAATCATAGGCGTATATGGGGATACCGGAGCAACTGGTAACGGTATATCTTCCATAACCAACTATTATTTGGCAACAACAGCGTCATCCGAAGTCACTACCAGTACCTCTGGATGGAGCACGAACGTCAACTCACAAGTTATAAGCAAAGATAAACCATATCTATGGGGCTATGAGGTAATCAAATATACGGACAATACCAGCAAGACCTCCGTCCCGCATGTAATAGGTCATTTCGGAAAAGATGGAGAGATAGGCCAACCCGGAAAAGATGCAAACTTATTAGATTGGGTCAATGATTGGAATACCAACAAGACGGAGATCAATGGAAATCAAGTCATAACCCCTAAGATATTCGCTGGAACAAAGAACTCAGATGGAACATTGACAGGGTTGGCGTTAGGAAATCTTCCATTGAAGGTAGCCAATCCTTCCGGAGGATACGTGACACAAACAATCAATGGTATCTATGGATTCAATAAAGGCAAGAACACTTGGCTCCTTGACTCCGTGGGAAACGCTCAATTAGGCGCAGACAAACAATATATCAAATACAACTCATTCACCGGAAAGGTCGAGTTCGGGGAGGACGTGGTACTAGGTTGGGGAAACGTGGATTATAATGGGTACAAGGATATCATGGATAACCAGATAAAACATACGGATTTCAAAGAGCACACAAAAGACGAAACAACCAACATTTACACGTTTCCCGGAATAACAACTTATGGGATAACCCTGTCTTTATATGTCAATACATGGTTAAGTATCACTTCTACTTCAGCTACAGACTCAACAGTATCACAAAATTGCGTCAGATTTTCAACCAATAAGATTTGCAATCCCGCTAGTTTAGCGTTCAAGATATTTTCAAATGTAAATACAAACATGTACATCAAGTTTGGGGCAAGCAATAACAATATTGTCACCAAACCACTTACCAAAAACACATGGACGAATGTAGAGATAGAGAACTTCACAGGCATGGACTCCTCGTATATCTACATTGGTTTCGGAACAGCGGGTACTTTTTATATAACAAACAACTCGATGATATTGACAAACTCAGAAACCGTTATGGAATGGAGATTGTCACAAGCAGACCTCCAGTCTCGATTGACCAAGATCACATCTACTGGCATCTATACAGGAACGCTTGAAGCTAAACAAGTCATAACGGCAGCGTTAAAAGCGGACAGTATACAGACAGAAGATTTGCAAGCCAAGTTTATAACAGCCGATATAATAAACACCCTTGAACTCACGACAAAGAAAGGAACGTTGGCGAACTGGAAGATAGAAGAGAATTATCTTTACACGGGGACAAAGCAAACATCCAACGCATTCTCCACTTCTGGAATAACGCTATATAGCGATGGAGCCAACTTAGCTGCAATAAGGGCAAAGAACTTTCGGATAGATACCGATGGAAACGCTTATTTTAGCGGCAATCTAGTTGCGGCTACAGGATCTTTCTCCGGAGCGGTAACAGCAACAAGCGGAAAGATCGGGGGCTGGGCAATAAACGAAGCATCTATAACAAAGTCAAATGTAACACTTGGTTCAGATGGAAGTATCACGAATGGCACTAAATGGAAATTAAACAATGATGGTTCAGGACAATTAGCTAACGGGAAAATAAGTTGGACAAAAACAGGTGAACTTACCATAAATACTGCAATTGATACTTCAAAAATAAACGCTACAGAAGGAACGATCGGAGGATGGTATATTGATACAAACTCAATCTATAGTGGAACTAAATGGAATGGTACTTCCAATTTCACCAATGGAATAACTATCCATAATGACGCTATAGTAACTTATACTTGTATCTTCAAGAAAGATGGTTCAGGACAATTAGCTGATGGAAAAATAAGTTGGGAAAGAAATGGATCACTAAAGCTAGGAAAATGGGCTGTAACCTCAGATAACATAAATAATGGCACACTATCGATTAATAGCGCAGGAACCATAAAATCTTTGAATAAATGGGAACTTTCTCAAAATAATGGTTTAACAATGTATGTAGAACAGCCAATAAAATCGCAAAAAGATAATTTAAACTATGTCAAACTAGAGTCAGGGGCTATATTAGGTAATTATGAGGCAACATATGGCAGCGGTACTATTCACGGTACTTTTGAATTAAATAGAGGTAATATATATAGTACTTCTGGTTACGATGAGCTTCCATTCTTAAAGCTAGAAACTAAATTAAAAGCAAACGGATCAACAAGCTCTATATATAATATGCTAATTTCATCTCAACGAATAACCATTAATGATAATGCGAATCACAACGTAGGAGAGTATTGGGGTGGAAGTATAAGATTAACCAACACATCATCCAATAAGGAATTGAATATATGTGTTGGTTCAGACTATTTATATGGAACCTTGTATGTTGATTCAAATGGATACGTAAGATCAAATTTAATATAATTAAGGACTGAGCTGGAGAACAATAAATACTCCAGCTCTTTTTAAATAAAAATGAATATCAAACAGTTTATAAACCGATTAAAAAATTATAGCATCTTTTTTAAACCTTTTCCCAAAAAAAACCTATTCTTATATAAACAATAATCCTTCAGCGGAGGGGTTGAGAGGTGAGAGCCTCGGAATTGACATCGTGGCAAACCTAAAAATGGTCGGAAAACTGGCGGTAAACAAACCGATAAGAGGCGGGTAGAATGAGTAATGAGACGCTACCCGTAACACTGAGTCCTGTGCGATTGCTGAATCTACGAATAATAGATAGGCGGTCTATATCCCTCAGTCCACGCCGTAAGGTGGGAACAAAGGAAAGTGGCATCCATATAACCATTTGCACATGGGAAGTAAAAAATCCTGCAACGTCTACCCTGACGACAGGAACCTAGAGAAGAATAAAGCGTTCTGCGCAATCTAAGCACCATGAGGTAAATGAGCGACAAAGGAGCGGATGTAGATTATAACTGACAGAAAGCGATTATGATAATTACCAGCTTTGATATGGCGAGGAAGAAGCAGTAGAGTCGGTTGGTAGAAGGAGTCGTTAGTAATCAGGAAGAAAACATTAATTACGTTCAAGGCTTGGGGTACGGAAGTGTTGTATGGGGTCGAGAGAAGTTTGAGGATTCATTCAAGGTACTATTGGGGGTATGCGAGCCATGCCGGGGGATAGTACGTCTTTTTGGTACTTAAGGTGCTTAAAGGTTGAATGAGACATTCTTCTCTAGGGTATAAAGGGGATGCTGCGTTTTAGCGTAAGGAAGAAAAGAAAGCAAAATACTGATAATCAATAAATTAATATCAAAATGAAACTATTCGTTAAAGACAGGTTCTATCTCTTGAACCTTTTACCACAAAAACCGGTGGACTATAAGACGTATAACTTGAAAAAAGAACTGGTGAAACAAGTACAGTTATCGGAGGAAGATAATGAGAAGTACCAGATCAAGCAAGACGAGGAAACGGGATCTATCTCTTGGAATCCCCAGATAGATCAAGAGAACCCGATCGAGTTGGAGATCACCAAGGACCTAGCCAAATACCTTAACGAGGCTTGTGAGGGAGTGTCGGAGAAAGAGTACACGGATGATGTGTGGGAGTTTATCGAGCGTATGTTTAATGAATGCACCCAATTGGTGGATAACAGCAAGGCGATCCCTAAAGCACCACTCCAAAAACCACAACCTTAATTTTAAAAGACCGACTGGCGTAAATCTAACCTTCTTTTTCCATTCACCATTAAGGTAAATTACAACTTCTTTCTACGAGGCAATGAATGATAGTGTTGCCTCACATACTCAGTTCTACCGAAACGAGTTCTGTAATATGCGTGAACGAGCACCACTAACTTATTCATCTTTAACAGGGGAGGCAAGGGTAGATTAATCAAAAAACCAAGACCACTATGGCATGGGGAGATTAGCGAACAAGCTTTTCTCCCCTTTTTTGTATCAACAAAACAACAATATATAACCTAATCTTAATAAACAACGATAAAGAATATGAGAACAGATATTGCGGTAGACTTTGATACCGGAGATCTATCCCTATCGGAAAGGACTCCTCGGTACATGGTTGATTTTTCTTGGATAAAAGAGGGTGATTATTATTTATACGGAAAATGTCAATTCAAGAGTAACATCCAGAATAATGATCTGGAGGAAGGTGTTGGCGTATATATCCCGGCTTGCTTGAAATATAAAAAGATAAAGATGTCATTTTGGGCTATAGATGGGTCCAATAACGCTTACCCGATCCTTAACCCTATCGACAACAGCGAGTATTATACGGTTAAGGACTTAAATGACAAAGAGGTATACGCATCCACGCTCCCTGTCATATCGGATCGATTCTGCTATTGTTTCAATCTAATAGATAATCAAGTGTATGTGTCGGACATGTATTCTTACGATCTATCCTTATGCGAGTCGCTTGAGCAAAACGAGTCCTATCTACTGAAAAGCTACGCCGGGAACCTCTATCAATATCCCACTACAGGGATAGCGCTCCAAGAATACCTTAACGGTAATATTAACGATTCCAGCTTAGGAATCAAGATCAAGGAGGAGTTTAACCGGGATAAGATGTTTGTCGAGGAAGTTAACATAGACTCCGAAACTGGACAGATAGCCATTAAAGCGAGAGAGGAGATATAACATGGCTGAGTACACGGTACAAACAGGACAGAACCTTTTTGATGTAACGTTATCTCTATACGGATCGATAGAGGGCTTGCTGGATTTAATGGTGAACAACCCTACCCTATCGATCGATTCCGAAATTAAAAGCGGCGATAGGTTACAATACACGCCATATTATTACGAGGATCAAACGGTACTGCAATATTACAAAAGCAACAATATCGTTCCCTCTAATAGGATTGGTGACATATATTTCAAAGAGCATAGCAATATAAGGATGCAAATATATTGTTCCTCAGACAAAAAGATGATAGGAATCAGCGCTTCTGGAGAGGGTGATATATATGTTGATTGGGGAGACAATGCAGAGATCGAGAGAATAACGCTTTCCAGCTCTTATAAATATTACAGTCACATACTTACGAGCGATACAACCGTAAACAGGAGAATAAGATTGTTCGGTGATTTCAAACTATATGACTTGGACTTATCAGACTTGTATCCTAACAAGATATTATCTTTCGCTCCCCTGCATATGGAAACCATAAAGATCAACGGGGCTACGAAACTATCAGGAATTGATTTCATGCAGATGGTAGATCCGAAAGGGTTAATAGAAATAGGATTCATAAAATGTAGGCTCAATGACCTTTCTCCCCTAATCGATCTTAAAAACGCCCACACCATAAATTTAGGTTATTGCAATATTGGGTCTGGTGTCATGGATAAGTATCTTATCGGGCTTGTCGAAAATTATGGGATAAGGAGAAATTGCACCATAAATCTTGTCGGCTCAACATTGCCATCCGGAGAGTACAAGAAGCCGGATGCCCTACTCCATCCAAAAAGCGGGATGGAGGCTATCTGGGTATTGGTTAACGAGCATAAGGAATCAAGTGGTCCTTGGAAAATAATCCTAAACAATAAAACATATACGATTTAACAATGGCAAGAAGCATAAATGAGATATACAAAGAGATCGTAGCGGAAAAGGACAAGCGTCTTGAATTATCCGAATACAAGAGCGATTCCAAAGTATCCGTCATTAACGGGATAGCGTGGTTCGTCTCGGCCGCTATCTATTCTTTCGAGACAATCATGGACACGTTTATTATTGATATCAATGATATCATCAAGGACAGGATCAATGGAACTCCTTCCTACTATGTCAATGCAGCGTTGAAATACCAGCATGGTGACAAACTAAAAATTAAGGATGACGGATTGGGATTTGGGTATGAAAAGACAGACGAGACAAAAAGGATCATCACGCAAGCATCTTACCAAGAGAGTAGCAATCCTCAGAGCCTTGACACGAAGCTCATCTTGAAAGTAGCCACTGGAACCAACGGAAAACTATCCCCTCTCACTGAAGATCAATTGACGCAAGTTACCGCTTATATCAATCAGATTAAGTTCGCCGGGACTTATATAGAGGTGGTTAGCAGGAAAGGCGATATAATCATTCCACGACTTACTGTCTTTTATGATGGTAGCGTAATGGAAGAGGCAATGAGAAGTGCGCTTGACGATGCCTTGAATAAATTCATCATGGAGACAAAAT